AGACGGAGGTGCAGAATGAAAGTAGCAGAACTGATTGGACGGTTGGGTAGAGCAGTTGATATCGAATTTAGGGATAGGAATAATAAGTTTATTTGCGAGACAAGAAGCACGTCAAAAGGGATAGATCCGTATTTGGTGCATGATATTTTTGAATGGTATCCTGCTATAGCAATTACAAATATATTTATTTGTATTTTGTTAGAGGATAAAAGCGGAGGTGCGGAATGACTTGTGATAATTGTTTGAATGCCAGAACGATACTATCCGAAAATGGTAGGCATAGCATATGCTGTTTATCAGAAAAGAAAGCGATGGATTGTATTTTAGGAAAAGAAAGTAATAAAGTAGAGAGACCGAAGAAAGATGGTGATGTAGATGAAAATAGACATAATAACATGCTCTGAATGCAGGTATTTTCAGTCGTGGGGGAGAAAAGGAGAAGCACTCGCTAGATTTGGTCAAGCATATAACTGTTCTATAGAAATGTTGCCTGATCCTAAACCTAATGACTATTGTGTGAGAGCTGAAAAGAAGATTAAGGAACATATTCCTAAAACACCTTGCGACTTATGCGCATACAATCCGCCTAGCAGTACAGATGGTAAACCTTGTAGTATGTGTCCAGCAGTAGGGAAGGAGGTACAGAATGACACTTGATGAAGCAATCAATATACTAAAGCAATATGTAGACTATGATAATCCAGATGTGCCGGACTTTTACACAATGGCAGAGGCTATCGAAGTTGTTATCAAATCATTAGAGCAAGAGCCTGTGCTTGACAAGATACGAGCAGAGATAAAAAGAGAATGGTCATTCCGAAGATTGCTAGACGAATACGATATAGCAACAGGATTGCAAAAAGCATTGAGTATTATCGACAATTACATGGCAGAAGGGAGCGACAAGGAATGACTTGCGATAAATGCAAATATTTCAAAATCCTATATGAACCATTGAAATCAAATGGCAAAAAATGGGATTTGGGTAGAGCAATATGTGATAAGCATGATTTAATCATAGATTTTGTTGATCACAGACAGTTTAAGCGGTTAGATACTTGCAAGGAGTATGAGCCACAGGAAAGTGAGGATAATGAATGAAAAAGATATGTCTATTTTCAACTAAAGCGACAAAAAGTATTGAGGGAGAAGAAGCCGAACTATATGTCAATTTCTACTTAGTATTGAACAGGAATTATATTTTCACATTTTTGATAAACGCTCCGAACTTATCATGCAGTGACAGACACCCTATAAAGTTATGGAAACACTTTTTGATAATGTTGGAAGAAGAGACAGTTAAATATATGCGTAGGTATGAGAGGTACAGAAAGTGAGCCACAGGAAGGGAGCGATAAGGAATGAGTAAGAAATCAAAACCATTTTTAGCGCATAGTGAGATTACGGATTGCATTTATATTATTGATGGGAATGATAAATATGAAGTCACAGAGCAATGTATTAAGGCAATGAAAGCAACTAACAGAATGCCGAATGTGCTTGACAAGATAAGAGCCGAGATTATGAGCAAAGATGGACTTGAAGAAGCATTAGAGATTATCGACAAGTATAAGGCAGAAAGTGAGGAATAAATATGGATTATTTTAATTACTTGTGGAGGTTATATGATAAAAGAAAAATTGACTACTATTGTGGTCGAATAGACAAATTACCACCATTCCCAATGTGGTACTAATACAAGACAGAAAGTGAGGAAACAGATATATGATAGAAATTATATGCAGTGGAAAAAGCCCAAGTGAAGCGAAAGCAAAGTGCATGGTGGCAGAAATATTACTAACATTATTCACAAAAAAAGATATATCAACAGACATGACTATCAATGCATTAAATGCTATTGGTGGTATCAGCATAGCAGAAAGTGAGGATAAGGAATGACGATTGAAGAAGGGATAGAGTTTTTTGAAGATATAGCAATGCTAGAATATGACTTGGTAAATTCGTATCACACGGATGAAGGTGTATACGGAAGAGAAGAAGCATATCACAGAGAAAAGGCAGAACACCATGAACAAGTCGCTATGTGGCTGAAAGAACTACAAGCCCACAGAGAAGCGTGGATGAATGTAGTATCAGAAGTAGATAAGCATACAGAGATACATGGTGACGGTGAATTTTATATAAGGAATTTTGATGTGAAGAAAATCATAGCAGAGTACAAACCAGAGGAATGTAATTTCGGAACGAAACAATATTGGATATTCACGTTTGGATGTGGACAAAAAGGTGCAGGTACGGCTGTAAAGATTGCAGGAACATATGAAGAAGCCAGAGAGAAGATGTGCAAAAAGTACGGTAACAAGTGGGCATTTCAGTATTCGGAAGAAGAATGGAACGAGTACAAGAACGATCCAGAATTTGAGTTGTTGATGGAAAAGATTACGGAGGTGATAGAATGATTTTCAAAAAGGGTGATGATACAATCGAAATTATGACGTTGAAGTTTGCAGGGAAAAAGCCGATTTTGGTTATCGGTTCAAAGAATAGCGTTGTTAAGGTAGCAAGTTTTCAGAACGAAGATGCGGCAAAGTTGTTTATCCGCACGTTGGAAGAATTTCTGGATTTACGTGATGAGGTAAAAGAAAATGCTGAAAATGATTGAGCAATATGAGTGGTGCTATAATTTTGCAACATATTTTGGGGCAGAATGTGAGTTATGTCCACATAAAGCAGAATGTGATATTTATGCAGAAAAGAAACAGGAAGATTACAAAAACCGTAGATCAGAGATACAAAAGGAGATATAGTGATGGCTATGAATTGTGATGAAATGGATACTGCATTACATTATTGTATGAATACTATTTGGAAATCATACAGAGCAGGAGCGCAAACTTTTAATGCTTGTTTTGCAGACTTATATAAAAAGTATGGTGATGATCCTGCGGTTGTTTCATTTATTGTTGATATGGGGTTAGGTCTTGCACCGGCAGTAGCGAGGAAAACAGCGAATGAAAATAATAATCAGCAATAATTTGAAAATTATTGATCCAACAAAAGAAATAAAGGATTGGGCGTTTGAAAATCTTACGCTTGATAATCCAGACTATTACAAAAAAGAACGGATTGGGAAATGGACTGGAAATATACCTATGACTATCAGCCTTTATGAATGTGTAGGATATGATATGCGATTGCCGTTTGGTTGTCTGCAAAATGTGTGGAAATTACATCCGTTCAAAGAAGATTATTCAGTTGCTATTCATGATCAGATACATACTGAATATCAAAGCCGTATAAATTTGTATCCGTATCAAGAAAATGCTGTTACTGCTATGATAAATGGTAAAAATGGTGTTCTGGTGATGCCGTGTGGATCTGGAAAGACACAATGCGGTTTGGAGATAATAGCAAGAATAGGCGGCAGGGCATTATGGTTGACACACACACAGGATCTATTAAATCAAAGCAAACAGCGTGCAGAAAGCGTATTGGAACAAGGCGGTTATGGTGCTATCACGGCAGGGAAAGTGAATATTGGTACGCATATCACTTTTGCAACTGTTCAAACTATGTCAAAATTGCATCTTGAAAGTTATCGTGATATGTGGGATGTGATCATTGTGGATGAAGCACAACATTGTGCAGGATCACCGACAAAAGTAACACAGTTTTACAAGGTAGTTTCCAGTTTATCTGCTCGTTACAAGATAGGATTAACCGCTACGCCGAAGCGTGCTGATGGTTTGGAACGTGCTATGTTTGCATTATTAGGACGTAAAGTTTATGAAGTGAGCCGTGATGATGTAGCACAAAATACATGTCCAGTAAAAGTAATGCAAGTGAATACTGGATGGATTCCAGATCCTTATGAAATATTACAAAGTGATGGTACTATTGATTATATGAAAGTAATCGATTGTATGATACACGATGATGAAAGATTTGGTGTGGTTATTCAGTATGTTGTGGACATAAAGCAATCAATGATAGTGCTTGCTAACAGGGTTGATTATCTGCAAAGATTATGTCAAACTGCAGAACGATATGAAAAAAGGTGTATATGTTTATCTGGACAGGGAAAAAGCAAAAAGGCGAAATCAGAGCGTAAAATAGCACTTGAAAAACTGAATAACGGCGAATTGGATTGTATTTTCGCTACATATCAACTAGCAAAAGAAGGTCTGGATGTGCCTAGTCTGCGATATGTGGTATTTGCTACACCAGAACAGGATGAAACAACAGTAATTCAATCCGTAGGGCGTGTTGGCAGGAAAGCAGATGGGAAAGAGTTAGGAACAGTAATTGATTTTGTAGATGATTTCGGTATGTATCAAAAGTGGAGCAAAAAAAGACAGGGATATTACAAAAAAATAGATGCGGAGGTGATGTAAAATGAATGATCAAACCTGTGAAGGTTGTCAGTATTTTGATGCAGAAGATAATGTATGTTCTGCTATGGAATGCTGGCCAGTAGTAGACTGTAATGAACCGTTACCGTGTGAAAGAGAGGTAAATGATGATGGATGATAAAACAGCGATCAGAATAATCAAAAATGAAGTCAAATGTATTATCAGATCATCAAGGGGTTGCGATAAAAAGTGTGAAAAATGCAATTTGCACGTTCCCAAAAATGATCTTATGAGTGCTTATGATTTATCAATAAAGGCACTTATGAAAATGCAGGAAAACAAATGAAATACTTGAAATATTTATTGATATAAATCAGCGTCATGGTATTATAATTATAGTGGATCCCACAAGAGGACTATTTCTGAAAAATCTTTTTCGTGGTTTCCCAACAAAAAACAATTCAATATTATATTGTCCTATCTGATTACGGGGAGAAAAGGAGCATCGTTATGATGAAAGAAAGAATGACAGCAATTATCAAGAAGCAGTTGGGAACAAACATGGGTGTTTTGTTTAAGCAGATTAAGAAAAAGAATGGCATTGTTCTGGATGGTGTGTCTATTTATGACGAGAACGATAAGGATTCTGTGAAGATAACGCCTATTATTTATTATGATGCTGATGAAGTAACTGAAAAGAATGTTGAGCGTATAACCAGAGAGATTTGTTCCAGATATCTGGCAAATAAGAATTCCGCTGATATTATGTCTGAATTCAAGTCTATTATGGACAGCAAGGAAAAGTTGTTGAGTTCAGTAATGCCGAGAGTGATAAACTATAAAAGAAACATTGAAATGATCAATGAGAACAACTACGTCGTGAAAGAGTATCTGGATTTGGCTATCCTGTTTTGTGCAAACATAAAAACGCAGGATGGATATGCTTCATTCAAAATCAGATATGATATGTTGGATAAACTCAATTTGTCTGTGAATGAGTTGAAAGTAGCCGCATTTTGTAATTTGAGAAATAAAATGGAAGTAAAGCCATTGCGCAATATTATTTTGGATATGGCGAGAAATGAATTAGGGTTGGATTGTTTCAAGATGGACGATGAAATGTTCAATGAAATTTTTGGTTTGGATGATGAAACATCTGATATTCTCGTTTACAGTACGGAAGATAAGTATTATGGTTCTGCTGTTATTCTTTTGACTGATATTTTTAAGGAAAAGTGCTATGTCCTGCCTAGTTCCGTACATGAACTGATCGTTATTCCTGCTAGTATGGCAGGTGGAGATAATGCGTCTATTAGCGATTTGAAGTCTATGGTATGTACTATAAATCATAATGAAGTTCCTGTTGCAGATAGACTTTCGGATAATATCTATTATTTCAATGGTGATTTCTTTGAGATTATGTGAGAAAGGACGGTGAATGATTATGGAAAAAGCAAATTTGCTTCTTTTTGATGGGAAAGATTTTACTAAAGTAACTTGCGGTAATCTGGATGATTATTATAAGCATCTTGGGTGTGATACTTTTGATATTGCAAGAAGAAGAATAAATGGTACTTATTATGATATGTTCGTGGATGATATCGGACTTTTCAGAGAAGATATTCTTCCTACTGCAATAGATTTGAACGGTAATGTAATGTTGGTAGGCAACATCATTTTTGCAAATCATGATGATCTTGGAAACACAACGAGTTTGTCAGATGATGATGTAGAAAACATAATGAATTCTACGGTTATGGCATTTGATTTGAAAGGCAATATGCTGAAATGCGTATTATGTGATTATTGATAAAAAGGAGCGAGTTTATGATTACAAAAGCGGAAAATATTCCAGAAGAATTGAAAAATGTTTCACAATGGGTATGTTGGATCAAAACTGATAAGATCCCGAAAAATCCTGCTACTGGTAAGAACGCTCAATCTAATAACTCGAAGACGTGGGGTACTTTTTCGCAGGCTGTAAAAGCCTGCGATACCTTCGGGTTTGATGGTATTGGTTTTATGTTCGCACCGCCGTATTTTGGAGTTGATCTGGATCATTGTATTGACAAGGTTGATTTCTGTGATGAATTTGTGGAAACATTGCAGTCGTATTCTGAAATTTCGATGTCGGGAAGTGGTCTGCATATTATCTGCAAGGGTACGTTGCCTGCAGGTGCAAGACGCAAGGGCGGTGTTGAGATGTATTCACAGGGGAGATATTTTGCTTGTACTGGGAATATTTACAATGAAAAATATTTGAATATAAAGGATTGTACGGATTCCATAAAGATATTACATAGCAAATATCTTCCTGCTGATACGCCGAAAGTTGAAGCAAAACCGTTTACGCCTATTGATTTGGATGATACGGAAATAATCGATAAGGCACGGAACTGTAAGAGTGGTTATTTGTTTGCGGCATTATATGATGGCTGTTGGCAGGGCGTTTATCCGTCACAATCCGAAGCAGATCTAACATTATGTAATCAGTTGGCATTCTGGACACAGAAAAATGCAGAACAGATGGATCGTATTTTCAGAACAAGTGGTCTTATGCGTGACAAGTGGGACCAGAAGCGTGGTCAAACAACATACGGACAGATAACAATAGGCAAGGCAATAGCGAATTGTAATGAAGTATATGATGTTAAAAAACATAGTGATGGTACGGAACTTGCATTTGCATTATTCAAAAATGGTGATGTTGGTGTGGACACGCCAAAGAAAAACTATGATATGACAGATACTGGTAATGCTCATAGGTTGTATGATGAATTCGGAAATATCATACGGTATTCCTATAACAGAAAGAAGTGGTATTACTGGGATGGAAAGTCTTGGCGTTTGGATGAAAGCGGTGAAGTGAAAAAACTCGCAGATATTATTTGTGAAAATCTGAAAAAAGAAGCGTTTCTGGAACAGGATGAAGAAGAACAGGCTATAAAGTTGAAATGGGCGAACCGTACTGCATCCAGTAAAAACAAAGAAGCCATGATAAAAGAGTGTCAGCACCTTGAAACAGTTCCTGCATCATCAGATGAATTTGATTCATATACGGATTTTTTGAATTGTCAGAATGGTATTGTTAATCTGCGTAATGGTGAGTTGTTACCACACGATAGCAATTTTATGATGTCAAAGATTTGTTTATCAGAATATGATCGTGATTGGAACAAGCCTGTATTGTGGTTGAAGTTTTTAGATGAAGTGACAAATGGTGACAAGGAATTACAAAAGTATATTCAGAAATGTGTTGGATATAGTTTGTCTGGCAGTAATAGGGAACAATGTGCATATTTCTTATATGGTATGGGGAATAATGGTAAATCAACTTTCCTTGATACTATATCAGATATTTTAGGAACTTATTCTGCTAATACACAGCCAGAAAGCATTATGCTTAAAAGGTTCGGGAATGATACTGCAAATAGTGATATTGCAAGATTGAAGTCTTCCAGATTTGTGACCTGCGAAGAACCGACAGAAGGTGTAAGATTAAATGAAGGTCTGCTGAAACAATTAACAGGTGGATCAAAGATTACATGCCGTTTTCTGTATGGCGATGAATTTGAATACACGCCTGAGTTCAAAATCTGGGTTGCTACAAATCATAAACCAGTTATTCGTGGTACGGATGTTGGTATTTGGCGAAGGATCAAACTGATTCCGTTTGAAGTGAACATCCCTGCTGAAAAGGTAGACAAGAATATGAAATATAAACTGCGTAAAGAAGCACCACAGATCCTGGCTTGGGCGATTGAAGGGTGTATGAAATGGCAGAAAGAGGGAATGCAAGAACCTGCTTGTGTATTGGATGCCGTAAAGGAATATAAGCAGGAAATGGATCTGCTTGCTACATTTATTGAACAATGTCTTGTGATTGATTATGAAGCAAAGATAAGGATTTCTGCACAAGAGTTGTTTAGTCTTTATATGAAATGGGCGAAAGCGAATAATGAATTTGAAATGAGTAGCAACAAGTTTTTCAGAGAGATAGCAAAACGTCTGCCGGAGAAAGGTCGTAGTGCGCAAGGGATATTCTTTCCTAGTATAAGAATGACGGATTATGGTACTGAACTTTCAATAGGAACAAGGCAGTATCGTTTCGATGATTTTAAGTGAGGTGATATATGTATGTCAGAAAAAGAAGAAAACAAAAAATACAAAATGTGGATTGACGAATCTGGTGCGATACGATGTGGAAAATGCAAAAGGATTTTAATGAAAACAAAATACGGAATAAGAAAAGATCAGATTTCAAAACTTCGGATGTGCGAAATTGAAATCAAATGTCACTCCTGCAAAATGATAAATATCTGATGTCAAAAAAAATGGTGATGTGATTTCGCATCATCATTTTTTTTGTCAAAAATAGCCTGTCCGATTTTTTGGACAGGTTTTTTGTGTCCGATTTATTGTACTTTTGATATTATACCGAACATCCGTTTGTTTCATGAGTTTTTTAAGTAAATTTGACCAGTTCGGTCAAAAAAACGAACGCTCGTTCGATATTTTTATGGTCTGAACCGTCCAGAATGCCCCAGAACGGTTCAAAATGGGTTCGACGGTTATTTACCCACGAAATATTGTTCTGTTTCTTGACGGGGCAGGAAGACCTATTATGGACGACATTATACATACTGACGAAATTCAGTCACAAAATATGCCAAAAAAGCACAAAAAAGCTTGTTTTTTCTAATTAAAGGGTGTATTCTGACATAGGGTAAATCCCACGGAGCGGAATACCGCTTCGGACACATTGACAACGGTGTGAAAACACCTACACAGATCCCAGAAAGAGAGGACGAAAAGATGCAAGAAGAAAACTGGAAAGAAATGATTATGGCGTTCGTGATGTTCGTAATTACATTCATCATACTGCCGGGCATTGCAGGAGCGATTGAATGGAGTGCAGGAACGATTAAATGAAATCGCTGCAGAAAGACAACTGAATATGGAACAGAAAATCAAATCAAATCAAACAACAAAAGAAAAGGAGATCAAAATTATGGCACAGCAGAATAACTCACACAAGGATATGGCACTTATGTTGGTGAAGTTCTACAATATGCAGGCAGGTTCTGCAAACAGACTCGGTGATAATCCTAGCAGGATGCAGACCGTTCTGGACGCATTGGATCGTGGTGATATTGCAGATCTGAAAAACTGGATCAAGGAATATGTCAAGAACACGAAAGAGAGCGATCGAAAGATGTTGGAATGTTTCAGACAGTATCGTGGGTATGCAAAGACAGAAGATGTTGAAGTAAAGGACGATGTTCCCGAAGCAGAACCCGAAGTTGAAGCAGAAGTTACAAAAGAAGAAACACCTGCTCCTGCAACTACACCTGCTCCTGTTGCGACACAGGCGAATGCAACTAATAGCCTTGGTCTTTTAGAACAGATCGTTACGGAACTCGTGACAAAGATTTCTGCAGAACAGATTGGTATGGCGATCACAAATAAAGCGCAGGAAGAAGTTCGTGATTTTGTGAAAAAGGAATACGGTCATATCGAAAAGAAAATCATTACGGTCGTGAACGGAGTTGAGCGTCCTGCAAATGGAGTGCTTCACGATAAGTTTGATACCGTAATGAAATTCGTTGCAAATAACGAGCCTGTATTTTTGACTGGTCCTGCAGGTTCTGGAAAGAACGTTTTGTGTAAGCAGGTTGCAGAAGCACTCGGTCTGAATTTCTACTTCACAAATGCCGTGACACAGGAATACAAGTTGACAGGTTTTACAGATGCGATGGGTAACTACCAGCCTACACAGTTCTACAAGGCGTTTACCGAAGGCGGTGTCTTTATGTTGGATGAAATGGATGCAAGTATTCCAGAGGTACTCGTAATTCTGAATGCGGCAATCGCAAATCGTTACTTCGACTTCCCTGCTCCGATTGGATACGTTGAAGCACATCCCGATTTCAGAGTTATTGCGGCAGGCAATACGATTGGTCACGGAGCGGACTTCGAATATGTTGGCAGAAATCAGTTGGATGCCGCAAGCCTTGACCGTTTTGCATTGATCGAGATTGACTACTGTGAAGAGATTGAGAAAAACGTTGCGAACGGTGATCTGGATCTCGTGACTTTCTGCGAGGATTTCAGAAATGCGGCAAACAAGGCAGGAGTTCAGATCATTATCTCTTACAGAGCGATTGGACGACTTGCAAAGATGTTGCAGTTGCTGTCGATCACCGAAGCGTTGCAGACCTGCTTACTCAAGGGACTTGGAAAAGATTCAATCAACATGATCAGAACTGAAATGCATACGGTCAGCAAGTACACCGAAGCATTGGATGCGATTATCAAGGCGGCATAACAGAAAGGACGGTGAGAAAAATGAGCATCATTATGAACAAAGAAATCGTAGCAAATAGATCTGGTGCAAGAGGTACGAACAAGGAAAGGAAGATCGCAATTCATATGGAACGATTTGATTCCGTTATGGAAGTCGCTGACAAGTGCGATACCAGAGAAATGACAAGCAACGAGTTCCACAATATGAGAAAAGAAAGTCTCCGCAGTTGGCACGGTGTGGACACTTATGATGAAGCAATCAATCTGATGCATAACGGATATGAACCGCAGATCACAATGATGGAACTGGATCGTATTGCAAGGGGTGGGGGAAAGCGGATTGCATTCAGCAACAACATCGTGGGATTTGCACCAGTTGTTCCTCTTGCATTAAAGGGCGTTCCGAATTGTATGATCGATATGAGAATGAAACCTGCAAAGATCAAGGTGATCGATTTGTATTATGAATGTACACACTCTGCTAGTTGCGATGCAGAGGAACTGATTGCTGATGGCAAGAAAGTTCTTGGAGCGATTATGGCTATGGAACGGTCTGGATACAAAATCAACTTATATGCAATGCAGTCATATGCAGACTCGGATGATTGCGATATGATGATCGTCAAGATCAAATCCAGTAATCAGCCATTTGATTTGAAAAGAATGAGTTACGCACTTATGCATCCTGCATTTTTTAGGGTGATAGGATTTGACTGGTATAGCAAATTTCCAGATGCGAAATTCAGATTCGGATATGGGCATTGGCTCGCAAGGGAATTCAATGACAAGGAATTATTACAGGAAGAATTCAGAAGAATTTTCGGAAACAATGCGGTATATCTTTCTGGTATGGAAACGAACATTCACGATCAGCAGTACATCATTGACACATTGAAGGGTAACAACAAATAAGAAAGGGGATCAAGGTTATGAGCGAAGAAAGAATTCTCAAGGCTATGGAAAAGGCGGCAGATATGATCGCTCCTATTGCAAGGGATCACGATTTGTATCTGGACGATCTTGAGTGGGGAAACGACTGTTTCAGTATAAAGTTGTTTCACGACTATTTCAGAAAGTTAGGCGGGTTCAATAGACCCGTCCCAAAACTGGAGAAAGAAATGAGATTTTTCTATGATCCGTGTGATGATGATGGTCGCACATTTGATGAACAGGTTGCAGATGCAGTAAATATGTTTCTTGATAACAATTTTTAATCACGAAAGGAGATCACGATTATGATGAACGTAGAATGGAATTATTTCAATAAGTTTGAGCAGATGAATAAGTTTTTACTTCCTGCGACAGGAGAGGGATTGACAATGGCGAATCAGATTTTTACTGCCGTGAACAAACTGGTTTACAAGTGGTATAACGATGGTGATGTGTTTGATAATGTTCATAGCGATCTGAAAGGATGGGCGAATGATCTCACGAGTTATGCTAACTGGTTGCACAAGTATTGTGGGGATGAAGTGCAGAACATTCTGGAAGGTATAAATGGTCTGTATTGTGACGAGCAGTATGAGGAACTTCTCAAGGATCTTGCAGACACTTGTCTCGATATTGATTTTATACTGAAAGGCAAGTTTGCATCCAGATTGAAAGAAGGTTCCGTATATAATTGCGATGGACCGTTTGAATATTCAGAACATCCCGGCTATCCCGATTATGTTGAGATCGATTATGACGGAACATTTGTTATCACAACAGACGAAGACGGATATGATTGCTGTATGGAATGGTTCGATGATCTGGATGATGCTATAAACTGGTGTGAAGAAAAAGGCATTGATTATGATATTACAGAAGATGCAGAACGGCAGGGCAACAAGCCAGAGTTTTTAGTGATAATGTATGATGAAGAAACAGGGCGTTTCACTTTTGAATTAGATCGATGTGACAATCATTATTATGATGATTACTGGACGGATCAGACATTTTATAACTTGAGTGATGCAGAAGATTTTCTGGATGGAGAAGAAATTGATTATGAACTTTCAGATGAAGCGATGGCAATTTCGGAATCAGAAAATTAAGAAAGGAATGGTGGATGATATGACAATAAAGTATATGGTGATGTTTCATAATTATCTCGATGATGATTTTGGATATTATACAGATGGTCTGTATGGTGAGTATGAAACGATGGCGATTGCAAAATCTGTAATGCGACATCTGTATAAAACGCAACCAGACTTCATGACATTTTACATAAACGAAATCGAGTCTGAAAACTGAATCAAATAATCAGCGTTTTGATCCCCCTGCAAAGTGGTATTTGACCACGGAGCAGGGGTTTTTTATATTTTGTTTATAATTTGTTCTGGGATGTCCGTTTTTACTATAATATATGCGATAATGTCATTTTTTTGGCTTCTGGAAGCCCCAAGAAGGGCATTTTTGACAAATCGTGGGTAAATTATAGGGTTTTTACCAAAAAACGGCTTCTTGAGCCTGCTAGAGTGGTTCCAGACACCCTGTTTTTGACTAAATCGGTCAATTTTGACCAATTTTGGGGTTCTGGACGGGGTTCTGAATGGTTCATAAGGGTATACCCACGGATGATAAAAATGGGTGGTTCTGGGGCATTTTTGAGGGGTTCTCGAACCTGTTTTTTTATAGTTTGACATATGGTGTTTTTTTTGATAGAATGCACTCAAAAAGAGGTGAAAAATGAAAAAAATAATCAAAAAAATGAATAAAAATGGAATTTTTAGCGTTATTCTGTTTTTATTTATTTGCTTATCGATGCGATACATAAAACCAGTTCCTGCATTTCCAAAATTCGGGAAAATATTAGAAAGCGCATTGTCTATTTTGAAAACAGATACGCTAAAAGAAAACGCATTATATTCGATAAGAATCACTTTCATAGCAATATCAATATCATTTACTTTCGGAATATTGATAGCATCATTATGTTGGATCAGTGATTTCATAAATGATCTGCTATCACCTATATTCAATTTCATAAAAAACATTCCTGCATTGGCACTATTTCCATTGTTTATCGCATTGTTTGGAATAGATGATGAACCTAGAATAGCGGTAGTTGTGTGGACAGGATTTTCACCGATGCTCGTTTCCACGCTTTTTTCATTCAATAATACAGACAGCAGTATTATTGAAGCCGCAAAGATCGATGGTGCGAATAAGATAAGGCTTCTGACAAAAATAGTTATGCCTGTTTCTTCCGTGGAAATACTGAATGGCTTGCGTATCTGTGTAGCGAATTCATTTATAGCAGTTGTTGCCGCAGATATGCTAGGTGCGACAAAAGGCTTAGGCTATATGATTGTATGGAGTGCGAATATATTTCATTATGCTGAAATGTATATATACATCTTGATTGTGGCATTTATTGGTCTTGTGACCAATTTTGCATTAGAAAAAATTATCATTTTTACAAAAAGGAGGGTTTTTTATGAAAGCAAGAACAAGAGGTCTATTGGCAACGGTGTTGGCATCGATAACTGCATTGTCGATGATGGGTTGCCAGAGTGCGAAAGGGGGGGCGAACGATCCTGCTCCTACGGCATCAGCGAAAACAGAAGTAACGACTCCTGCAACAGAAACAAAGAGTCCTACTGTGGTTAAGCATATCGGTTTCAAGATTTATGATCCTGTATATGTTGCTATCGATAAGGGGTTCTTTGATGATAGCGTTATCGATGTGCAGTTGGTAGACACAGTAGCAGGCGGTCCGAGTGCGATTGAAATGGTCGCAACTGGTGAAGCGCATAGTGCTGTAAGTTCTATCATGGCGATCACGAACGCAGTAGATGCAGGAATGCCTGTTATCGGTGTTACGGATGTGCAGAGCGCATTCTCTGATGTTCCTCTGGAAGAGTTCTATGTTAGGGATGATAGCGATATTCATTCCGTTGAAGATCTGCGTGGAAAAAAGATTGCGATCAATCTTGTGAAATCATCTTTCCATTATACTTGGCTTATCGCTCTTAAGAATGCAGGAATGACAGAGGAAGATGTCACATTCATTACTTTGTCTTTTGCAGAGCAGGAAGAAGCACTTATGAATGGTACGGTTGATGCTATCGGTGTATTACAGCCGTATTCTGGCAAGGCAAGACGTAATCCCGAACTTCGTCAGTTGTATAATGCTTGTGATGCATTTGGTGCAAGACAGTTCTCTGATATTTTTATGAATACAGAATGGCTTGCTAAAAATCCAGAAGCCGCAAAAGCATATGTGGAAGGTATTGCGAAGGCTTGTGATTGGATCAAGGACAATCAGGCAGAAGCAAAGACTATCATCGAAGCACATACTGGTATTGATGCTGGCTTGATCGATGATTATCGTTTCCAGAATGATGCGGCTGTTATTATGGATGATCATTCATACTGGCTGAAATATATGCAGGAGAATGAAGGCGTATCAAGCAGTCTGACCGTTGATAAGATTGCCACAAATGAATACAATGCGAGGGTTAAATAATGGAATACGAGAAAAGAAAAGTATTGGAACTTATTCCAAATCAGAATAATGTCCGCAAACACAATGCATCCCAGATAAAGGAGTTTGTGAAGTCCATTGAAAAGTTTGATACGATAAGACCTATTGTTATCGATGAAAACAATGTGATCCTTGCAGGACACGGACTTTGCGAAGCACTCAAGGCTATGGGGCGTGAAGAAGCGGATGTTATCGTAAAGAAAGGGTTATCAGAAAACGACAAAAAGAAACTTTTGCTTGCTGATAACAAGATTTTTTCCCTCGGTATCGATGATTACGGCGTAATCGAAAGCATTCTTACTGAATTAGGTGAAAAATCTGATTTCGATATCCCCGGCTATGATTCTGACACACTTGAAGAATTATACGGAATAAAAGGCGTAGAGCAGGAGGTAGCGGAAAACGGAACACCTGTTAGCAAGGCACTTGAAGGTATGGCTACGACAGGCGATGATAAAAAGGATGATGCGGAAGTGAAAGATACCGAAGATCCGAAGCCATCGAAAGCAGTAGAAAAAGCAAGAGAAGAAGCAGGTGACAGAAAGTTTGTTATCTGCCCGAATTGTGGGGAAAGAATATGGTTGTAAAAAGACCTATCGGCATTGATGTTCTTACTGCCGCTAAAAACAGAATAATTGAAGCGTTCTCCCGTGGAAAGAAGATCAATATGTCTTTCAGCGGTGGAAAGGACAGCCTTGTTATGGCTGATATTGTTTACAATCTTTTGCAGAGTGGGGCGATAAACCCCGCTCTGCTTACCGTTACATTCATTGACGAAGAAGGTATGTATGATGATGTGATCCAGATCGTGAAAAACTGGAGAACAAAATTTATGCATATCGGTGTGAAATTTGACTGGTATTGCCTGCAAGTAAAGCATTATTCCTGCTTACATAGTCTTTCAGATGAAGAGTCTTATATCCTATGGGATAATACGAAAAAGGATGTTTGGATGCGGAAAATGCCTAAATTCGCTATAACGGATGATCCGTTTTTCATCCCGTATAAAGACAACTATCAGTCTTTTCTTGAAAGAAAAGAAAAAGCATATGATATGATATCTATGCGTGGGGTTCGTGTATCAGAAAGCATTCAGAGGTTCAAAAACATAGCAAAATCAAAAGATAATCGTATTGTTCTGCCTATATATGATATGACAGACAAGGATATTTGGCTATATATACGAAAATACAATGTAGAATATCCGATTACATACGAATATCTCTATCGTGTGGGAACGCCTACAAATCATTTGAGAATATCGCAGTTTTTCTCCATTGATTCTGCAAGGGCGCTTGTTCCGTTGGCAGAAATATACCCAGATCTGATGGAGCGTGTAAGCAAGAGAGAACCGAATGCGTATATCTGTGCTATGTATTGGGATACGGAAATGTTCGGGCGTAATTCGCATAAAAGAAAGGTAATCGAGAAAGACGAAGAAAAAAAGGATTACAGAAAACTTGTTATTGATATTATGCGTTCTAAAAATCCAGAGCATCCAGATGTGGTCTGGAAATTGAAACCGCATATTCTCCGTGGCGAATCATTTATGAATGAGCGTGATTGGAGAAATATATATCAAGTCCTTCAAACTGGTGATCCGAAGAAAAGGCAATGCAGGGCAATCATTATCGGAATATACGGAAAGGATAACACAAGAAAATGAATGATATCGAATTATTAACCCCTGTCGCAAATGTTAAAATCGTTGACAGGGAGTTGTTAAAACCAAATGATTATAACCCTAATAAAGTCACGGAAGATAATCTGAAACTGCTTATGCAGTCTATTCTTACAAACGGATGGACTCTGCCTATCGTTGTACGTCCAGATTATACGATTATCGATGGTTTTCACAGATGGACTGTGTCCGGCAGAGAACCGTTGAAAACAAAATTGCAGGGGAAAGTGCCTATTGTTATTGTGGATCATAAAGACCACGATGAAGATGTCTATGGCACAATCACGCATAACAGAGCTCGTGGTACTCATTTGCTTGAGCCGATGAAGAAAATCGTAAAAGAACTTATCGATGATGGCAAGAGTGTGCAGGATATTTCAAAACAGTTGGGTATGAAGCCAGAAGAAGTCTTTCGTCTTTCAGACTTTACAAGAGAAGATTTTTTGCGTATGCTTACAGAAGGACATAGCCAATTTTCAGAAGCGTATATCATAGGAGAAGTGTGATATGGGTAGACCGAAAAAAAATCTTACAAAAGAACAATGGTCAAGCGTTGATTATATGTGTATGATCCATTGTACTGGTGAAGAAATTGCAGGCGTTCTACGTATGGACTATGATACTCTGAACAGGATATGCAAAGAGCAGAAAGATATGTATATTTCGGAGTATATAAAACAGCATCAGAATGGTGGCAATATGTCGCTTCGCCGTGCGCAATGGAAATCTGCAGAAAATGGAAATGTTACAATGCAGATTTGGCTTGGTAAACAATGGCTTGGTCAAAAGGATCAGCAGGAAATTGAAATGTCCGTTAATTCAGATGAATCTCTGAAAGAGATGGAGCGATATTTTGATAAAAAAATGAATGAAGAATAGTTTCTGGGGTTATTGATATGATATCAAAACAAGAAATTCTTGATTTACTATGGTATCGACCCGTAGAAATAGGGCATTGGGTTGGATTCAAAGATTTAACTGATATGCATAATAACTGGTTGCGTGATTTTTTATACAGAAAGGATGATCAAACGCTTCAAGGACACAGGGGTAGTTATAAAACGACTACCCTTTCTTTGTTCTTTGCTATACACGCTATTATAAAACCGAATGAAACGCTTTTGTTCTTTCGTAAAACAGGATCGGATGTGAATGAAATCATAAGACAGACAAGTAATGTAATGCATTCTGGTTGTATTCAGAAAATGGTCTTTACTTTATACGGAAAATGTCTTATGTTGCCAGTTGATAAGAACTCCGAGATAACAACTAATCTGTCAAACACAATTAAAGGACAATCACAGATTGTAGGTCTTGGTCTAGGAACAAGTATCACTGGTAAGCACGCAGATATTGTCGTAACGGATGATATAGTGAATATCAAGGACCGTATATCATCTGCGGAACGAGAAAGAACGAAGATTGCATATCAAGAGTTACAAAACATAAAGAATCGTGGCGGTCGTTTTGTGAACACAGGCACGCCTTGGCATAAAGATGATTGTTTTACGCTTATGCCAAATCCGCAAAAATATGATTGCTATTCTACTGGTCTTATGACAGATGAAGACATCGATGAAATGAAATATCGTATGTCTGCATCTTTATTTGCGGCGAACTATGAATTGAAGCACATAGCAGGGGATAATGTTCTGTTTCCTAACGCTAAAACTGGTGCTGATATAAGCAACATAATGAACGGAACAGGGCATGTGGATGCCGCATTCTACGGAGAAGATTATACTGCTTTCACGATAATGAAATATCACGATGGGCATTATTATATTTTTGGCAAGGTTTGGAGAAAGCATATAGAAAACTGCTATGCTGACATAATAGAATTTTTCACAAAATACCTTGTCGATAAAATATACAACGAAAAGAACTCTGACAAGGGTATGGTAGCAAGAGAAATGAAAAACCTTGGATTACGAGTAGTTCCGTATGATGAAACAATGAATAAGCACATCAAAATAGCCACATACTTGAAAGCAATCTGGAATGATGTTATATTTGTGGAAGGAACGGATCCTGCATACATCGAACAGATAGAGGATTATACGGAAGATGCGGCACACGATGATGCACCAGATAGTGCGGCTTGTTTGGCTAGGTTGTTCTACCCTAGGATCACACGTCACGAAGGTAGAAAAGATGTTGTTGCTGAAATCTTAAAAAGAAACGGAGGGTCAGAATAAATGCTTACATATCAAGACTTACAAAAAGTAGGTGAAGATGAAACAAAGCGAATGGCTTTTGTTTTCAGCGTTATCAGCCAGCATAAAATGACGAATTTATATCAGACTGCTGTTATTGCTGATGAATATGACAAGCAGAGAAACAGGACAATCGTGAATTATCAGAAATTGCTTTACACGCTTACAGGAGAAGCTGTGCCAGATAATTATTCTGCAAACTATAAGTTATGCTCAAACTTTTTCAACCGTTTTGTGACACAGCAGAACCAGTACCTGTTATCAAACGGTGCGGTTTGGGAAAATGATGATACAGAAGAAAAACTTGGGAAAGATTTCGATTACGAATTGCAGAAACTAGGGCGTGAAGCACTTGTGGGTGGTGTTGCTTTCGGTTTTTGGAATCTGGATCACATGGAGCCGTTCTCTGTGCGTGAATTTGCACCGCTTTATGACGAAGAAAACGGTGCGCTGATGGCAGGAGTACGTTTCTGGCAGGTAGATAGCACAAAACCGCTCCGTGCTACGCTTTACGAACTCGATGGATATACAAATTATATGTGGACGAGTTCTGATAAGGGCGAAATGATCAAACCGAAGCAGAAATACATCATAAAGACACAGACAAGTGTCGCTGATGGTACTGTTATCTATGACGGTGAGAATTATCCGAATTTCCCGATTGTGCCGTTATGGGGTAGCCCTCGTAAGCAGAGTGAGATCGTTGGTATTAGAGAAAACATAGATGCTTACGACCTTATTAAATCGGGATTTGCGAATGATCTCGATGATGCAAGTCAGATTTACTGGATTGTTCAGAACGCTGGCGGTATGGATGATGTGGATCTTGCGAAATTCTTAAAGCAGTTGAAAACTGTCAAGGCGGCAGTTGTGGAAGAAGACGGAGCAAAGGCAGAAAGTCATACGATTGATGTTCCGTATAATGCAAGAGAAGCGATTTTGGAACGCCTGCGGAATGATATGTATGATGATTATATGGCACTCGATACAAAAGCGATTGCTGATGGTGCTGTTACTGCTACACAGATCAAAGCGGCATATGAACCGATTGACAGCAAGGCAAATGAATACGAGTATTGTATTTTGGATTTTTTAAGCAGGCTATTGCCGTTGGCAGGAGTAGACGATCAACCTACATTCACACGCTCAACGATTGTAAATGCATCAGAACAGATAGGCATGGTCCTGCAGAGTGCAGAATATTTATCGCAGGAGTATGTGACTGAAAAACTGCTTAATCTGTTAGGTGATGGTGACAAGGCAGATGAAGTGCTTGAAAATATGCAGAATGAAGAAATGTCGCAAATGTATTCTTACGATAATGGCGGTGAAGAAACAGAAGATACTGCAGAGCAGGAAAATACAGAAGTAAATAATGCTCTTGGTGACTATGGAAATGAAGTCCTTGCAGAATTAGAGAAACTTTTGGAGGAGTTATGATATGGCAAGTGTAGATTATGATCCGATAAAAGCGCATGAGTATTACATGAAGCATAGAAAACTGAAAGGCAGGCATTCCACAAAAGGAATGTCTGATTCTGCAAAAGAAAAATGGGCATATGCCCGTAGTCAGTTATCGGAGCAGTACAAGCAGGAAAAGGATCAGATTACAGAGAACAAAAATGCTCTTAATCTGGCTATTTCCGAACGTATCAAAGAACAAAAACAGCAGTTATCCGATCAAACGAAATCAAAAATTGAGAATTTGCGTCAGCAGTTAAAGAGTATGCCGAAAGAACAGCGTGCGCAGATGAAAGAAAAGATCAAAGAAGCAATTTCTGGGTTGCGTGATAAACTGAAAGATGCAAAAGCATCTGTTTCAGAAGCAGGAAAGGCGGCAAAACAGGATCTGAAAGATCAAGTAGCAGAAGCAAGATCAGCGGCAAAAGAGAAACACGAAAAGGATCTTGACGAAGCATACGAGAAAATTAAAGGATCGAAGTAAATAGGAGCACCTATGGATAAAATGCAACGGCAAACAGATAAGGATCTGGAAGAACTTGAAAAACGCTTGAAAAAAGAATACAAAAAAGCAGAAAAAGAAGTGGAAGAACGAGCCATTGCATATTTCAATGAATTTCAAGAGCGTGATAAGATCATGTTACAAAAATTACGTGATGGAGTTATCACGGAAAGCGAATACAAGCAATGGCGTATGGGCAGGATGATGTCTGGTAATCGTTGGGTTGCTTTAAGGGACAATCTGGCAAGGGATTATGTTATGACTAATCAACGATCTGCAGGTATGATAAATGACAGCCTATTCCAGACCTATGCAAATAACTACAATTATCAGATATATCTTGCTGAAAGAAATGGTAGGATCGATACTGGGTTTGCTTTGTATGATAAAGATGCCGTAATACACGCTTTGCAGGAAACGCCAGATCTGATAGCAACAGCACAAGTAAATATCCCTAAAAATATGCGTTGGAATGAACAGAAAATTACAAGCGCAATAGCACAAGGGATTTTGCAGGGTGATAGTATTTCAAATATTGCTAACAGATTGCAGTCTGTAAAGAATATGAACCAGTCTTCCGCTATACGAAATGCTCGTACTCTTACAACTGGAGCAGAAAATGGTGGACGTTTTAACTGTTCCAAGCGATTAGAAGCGGCAGGCGTAGAACAGCAGAAACAATGGATGGCTACGCTTGATAAAAGAACCCGTGATTCGCATAGGGCATTAGACGAAGAAATGGCTGATATGGATCAGCCGTTTTCAAATGGTTTGATGTACCCAGGCGATCCTAATATGGCACACATAAAACCAGAAGAAGTATATAACTGTCGTTGTCGTTATGTAACACAATTCAAAAGATGGCCGAGTACATTCACCCGTAGTACAGAAGCACTCGGAGAAAGTTATGAGGATTGGAAAAATGGCAGGCGTAGAGTTTAAGGTATTAGATAACACAAAAAAAATTATTCTTGAAAAAGATCAACTTGTGGAAATTGCACTTCATGTTATTGGCACGAAAATGGCTGATTATGCCGCAGAAAATCTGGAGCGAAGTCCTAGGCGTGTTGATACTGGCAGATTGAAAAACAGTCTTACGCATAGGGTTGAAATGGATGAAGATGCAGTATATGCAGGAACAAATGTGGAATATGCTCCGTATGTTGAATATGGTACTGGAAAATACGCAGATGGCGGTGGCAGGAGCACGCCGTGGCTTGTAAAAGTTCCTAAAAATGCCGGTGGTAAATGGGCAGGAAAGGTATTTATTACGGCAGGAATGAAGCCGAATCATTTTTTAAGGGATGCCTTGCAGGATCATGAAAAAGAATATATCGGGATAGCAAAAGACATTTTGGATGGAAAAATGTAATTTTTTTTCAAAAAAAATAAAAGACGAACATGAGTTTGATAAAATGCAAAAAGACAAACTTATGTTCGTCTTTTCTATTATTATATTATATATTTTATGTATTTTATGTATGATTTTCATTCATTCATGAAAAGTTCCCATGTAAAAAAAATTACATGGAAAAGTTTATAGAAATGAATGAAAATAATACACTATTTTCAAAAATATTTTTTTGACAAAAAAAACAAAGAGTGATATGATTAACCCCAAAGGGGTAAAGCAATACCTCTGTCACAAAAATCTAATGGCGAAGAAACGCCACCGAAGCAAAGGAGATTATATCTATGGCACTTTCCAGAAAAATGTTGGTAGCGATGGGGATCGAATCAGAAAAGATTGATGAAATCATTTCTGCGCATTCCGAAACTGTTTCAGCGATCAAAGAGGAGCGTGATACTTACAAGGCAGATGCCGAGAAGTTGAAGGCTGTGGAAAAGGATCTTGAAACTGCGAATGCTGAACTTGAGAAATTCAAGTCTGGCGATTGGGAGAAAAAGTACACGGATCTGAAAACTGAGTACGATGGTTACAAGCAGGATGTGAAAACAAAAGAAACTACTGCAAACAAAACTGCGGCATACAAGAAACTGCTGAAAGATGCAGGAGTTTCCGAAAAAAGGTTTGATGCAATCTTGAAAGTAACTGATCTCAACAGCATTGAACTGGATAATGCAGGAGTTGTGAAAGATGCTGAAAAACTCACCGAGGGAATAAAGTCAGAGTGGAGCGATTTTATCACTACGGACGGTAAACAGGGTGCCAATACCCCGAATCCCCCGACAAATAACGGTGGTGAGTTGAAACAGCCAAGCCGTGCGGCACAGTTGGTCGCACAGTATCAAGCAGAACATTACGGTAAAGCAAAGGAGGATTAAGAAATGGCTTTTATCGGTGCTGTAAAAAAAGGACAGATTTATGCGCCTGGCTATTTTCTCGCATACAATGACGAGAACGTGACCAGAGAAACAAAAGAATTTTCTGCAAGTTCCGCACTTGTTGTGACTACAGAAGATGGCAAGTATATTCCGATGGGTACTGCATATCCGACAAACGATAGTAGTGCGATCGGTATCACTTATGAAGATGTTGATGTAACTGTCGGCAATATGCCGGGCTCTGTTGTGACTGGTGGTACGGTTGAAGTTTACGAGGATCGTCTGGCGATTACTGGAGCAAATTACAGTTCCGTTACGCTGAAGAATCTTGTTTCCCCGAAGGCACAGGGATGGTATGAGAGTGATGGACAGTTAGAGCCGACCTATACTCTGTCTACGGATGAAACTGTGAATACATCCAAGACCTACTACGAGAAGGACGGCGATGAATACAGCGCAGTTTCTGACTATGCGGCAGTTCTGAATCCGTCTGCAGAGGGTTGGTATGAAAGTGATGGAGCAGGCGGTTATACTCCGTCTACCGATACCGAGGGCGATAAGACTAAGACCTACTACGAGAAGTCTGATGTTCGTCTGTCTAGTGAAGCAAAGACCGCACTTGCGGCTCTTGGATTCAAGTTTATCGCATCTGCACCTGCAGTCACAAGACCGTATTAAGGGGAGGTAGTGAAAAATGGCAAAGTGGGAAGATAATATTTTTGGTAAAGTCGCACAGCAGGACTGGATCGATGTTGGTACGCAGGTGCCGACCAGACAGAATGATCCGATCGATACTCTTTTCGGTGATGAAAAGACCGACAATCTGGTTGCATACTGGGAAAGCATCGCAAGCCAGTACAGCATTCCTGTGATGGCACAGTTCCACGGTTTTGATACCGAGTCGCAGAAAACATTCCGTATCCCGATCGATACACACAACATCGAGAAAGGTCTGATCAAGGTTAAGATCAATCAGTCCGAGCGTTTGCGTGCGCTTACTCGTGCAGGTGTGCAGGGTGATTCTGCTCTGTATGACTACGTTCTGCAGGATGGTATCAGACTTGCAGATCAAGTTATCACTCGTACAAAGGTTGCAAAGAACGAGTTGCTTGCAACTGGTAAGGTTACGATCAAAGAGAATAATCTGAATCTGACCGTAGACTACGGTGTGCCGGAAGAACAGACAGCTTTCACTCTGGATCTTACACAGGATGCAGATGTTGCAAGCCAGATTCAGGCGATCATCGACTACGCAACAGAGATCGGTGTGACCATCACTGGTATGGTGACCAGTAAGAAAAACCTCACAAAGATGCGTAACAACAAGTACCTGCAGACTGCAATCAACGGTACTATGGGGCAGGGAGCATTGCTTTCTAACGCACAGTTGAACGCATATCTGTCTGACGAGTTCGGCATCGACACGATCATCACGAATGATCTGTCTTATGGATCATCTGCATCTATCGGCTCTGATGGCAGACCGACTATCGTGCAGAACAAGTATTTTCCGCAGAATAAGGTTACGTTCTTCGCAGGAAATCCGAACGGCAGACTGGGTACTGGTCTGTGGGGCGATTCTCCCGAAGTAGATGCAAGCCGTTTCTACGATGTAAGCAAAGAGGGATCTGTATCTCCGTATGTTTACATCATGCAGTGGATGGAGAAGGATCCTTCTGTGCTGTGGACAAAGGCAAGTTCGCTGTTTATGCCGGTGCTGTATAATCCGAACAGCCTGTTTATTGCAAGCGTAGTTGAGGGCGTATGATGGCAGAATACAGGGTGATCCATACATTTGTAGATCTGTCTGATAAGCATTACATTTACCGCTCTGGGGATAAGTTCCCCAGAGACGGTATTGTTGTTAATGAGGATCGTATTGCAGATCTGGCAAGTGGGAAAAACAAAATTGGCAAGCCTGTAATCGAGAAAATTACGCAGGTCACAGAAAAAATACCGTATGAAAAGCCAGAAATTGTTGAGTTAGATGCGGTAAATATCGTTGGGGATCTTGACGATGATGTGACGAAAACTGGTGAAGAATCAGATCTTTCGGAAAAACCTGCTGAAAAGAAAAGAGGACGCAGGAGAAAAGATGCTGACTGAAATCTGTGCGGAGATCAAAAATTTTTTTACATACGAAGTAGATAAGCACATTGGGGATTTCTCTATTGTGGGCGGTGTTATTACGCCGCCTATTGTTATATCGACAGACTATATTCGTATTGTGGGTAGTCGTAAAAACGATGGTGTTCACAAGAAAGGTACGAACGAGTTCGGTCTTGTTGATGAGGGAAAATTCCATGGTGCTATCTGGGTAATGTCACCACCTGCTGAATTTCTTGCACTTGTAAAAGAAATTGAGGACTGGCAGAAAAAATATGGTGGGGTGGATTCGCAGGCTATGTCGCCGTATAACAGCGAAAGTTTTGGAGGTTATTCATACTCCAAGAGTGGTGCGTCAAGTAGCGCACAGGGCAATTCTGGCGGCATTTCGTGGCAATCAACATTCGCAAAGCGTCTGAACATTTATCGGAGGATCAGAATATGAGTTTATTATCCGAAGCAATGACAGGATGCGTAATGCTTGATAAAACTACTTCGTCAGACGGATATGGTGGCTATGTGATCTCTTGGAAAGATGGCGCAGAGTTTTTGGCGGCAATCGTTCTTGACAGTTCAATGCAGGCTAGGATCGCTGAAAAGCAGGGAGTTACAGCACTTTATACTGTGACTACAACAAAAGCATTGAATTTGCAGTATCATGATGTGTTTAGGCGTGTGGAAGATGGAAAAATCTTTCGAGTAACAAGCGATGGCGATGATAAGAAAACGCCTGCAAGTGCAAATTTGAATATGCGGCAGGTAACTGCGGAAGAATGGGAATTAACAGATGGACAAAGCACAAGCACTTAACAGTTTCTGGAATAGTTTCGGATTGACGGCATACGATGAATTGACGGTGCCAGATGATGCGGTTTTGCCGTATATAACATACGAAACAAAGACAGATAGTTTTGAAAATCGATTGCTGTTATCTGCATCCGTTTGGTATCGCAGTACATCATGGGCAGATGCGGAAAAGAAAGTCGCTCAAATCGCTGAATACATTGTGAAACAAGATCCTTGCACTATTCGTATTGACGGTGGTAGAATATACATAACGAAAGATACTCCGTGGGGTACACGAATGGTGGATGCCACGGATAATGGTGTTCGAAGGATCTTAATGAATATAGGCGTTGAGTATCTAACAGAAACATAAACCAAAAAAGGAGGGTTTAGAAATGGCAAAATTTACAGTTATTCCGTCCGATACTTTTGACGGATTGCAGATGGATGCAGGTGTTATTCTGAAAAGTTTCGATCCTGCTACGCCTGTTGCTCCTGCTGATAGTGACATTGTGTGTGCAACAACTGGCGGTATTACGATTTCTTGTAAGCCGACATACTCGGATCTTGGATCGGATGTTGATAACTGCCCTGTGAATATGAAGGAATTGAAGCATCTGGATTCTTGGGAGTGCAAGATTTCCTTTACATCTCTGGGCACAAGCGCAGAAAGCATCAAACTTTCTCTCGGTGCGGCTGATTATACCGCACAGACTGGAAAGATCGCTCCTCGTCGTGATCTTGCGCAGACCGATTTTTCGGACCTGTGGTGGGTAGGTGATCGTGCCGATGGCGGTTGCGTTGCTGTTAAGTTGAAAAATGCTCTGTCTACTGGCGGTTTCTCTCTGAAAACCACAAAGAACGGCAAGGGACAGAACACAATGGAATTGACAGGACACGTTGCTCTGGCTGATCAGACAAACATGCCGATGGAAATCTATTCCATTGATCCGTCTGGTGATACCTACTACAGCGTAACACAGAACCTTGCACACGTTACATCTGACTATACCGAAAGCGTAATCAAGGAAAGTACAGAACTGGAAGTAACGCTGACTGCTGATGAAGATTATACCATCGATACCGTACTGGTATTTATGGGTGGTGTGGACGTTTCCAGTACCGCTTGGGATGATTCTACAAGCAAGGTAACAATCACATCTGTAAGTGGCAACGTAATCATTACAGCATCTGCAAGTACGACCTAATACAAATCAAAAGGAGTGAAAAGTAGCGTATGAAGAACTTGGCAAATTGCAAACCTACGGAGTTTATTGCACAGACCGCAAAGATCAAAGAAGCAGTAAAGAATTGGATGGATGTGACGGAAATCATGTCCATCCGTAGAAAACTGCCGGAGTATGAGAAAGCACCTGCTGATGCAACTGCAGAAGAACGTGCAGAAGTTATCAAACGAAATGCCGCAAAGAAGCAGGATCAGACTATGCAGAATTTGTCAGAGATCGTAGACAAAATGCTTGTCGAGCATCCGCAGGAAACGCTGAATGTACTTGCGCTGTGCTGTTTTGTTGAGCCAGAGAATGTGGATGATCACACGATGGATGAGTACATGGAGTGTATTTTTGAACTGTTTCAGAGTAAGAGTGTGGTCAATTTTTTTACTTTATTGGCGCAACTGAACCAGAAGAATGGCTAAAAGGTCTTGAAACGCTGAATTTTAATCTTGTAGAATTATGTGGGAGCGGATATGTAAGTGAACATTGCATATCCGCTTTTCTAAAAAGACAAGATGAAAAGGCATATAAGAACTATGTAACAGATGCGCTGAAAATAATCACGGAGAATACTGCTAAAAATGTGAGCGGTTCAATGCTTACAATGCGGTATTGTGATATAATAGACAGGAGTAAACCGCAGGAAGATGAAAAAACTGCGGATGAAATTATTGAAAACATCCGATACAAATTGAGTATGTTGGGGTAATCGTATGGATAGTGTAATGGAACTTGTTGCAAAACTGATTCTGGATAGTAGCGAATACGATGCAGGATTAGATGTTGCAGTTGAAGATGCAGAAAAAAGGGGCGGTGGGATTGGTAATGCTGTCGGCAAAGGTTTCAAATTAGCAGGAGAAGCCATTGTCGGTGCTAGTACCGCTGTCGCAGGTTTTGGTATGGCGGCAGTTAAAACTGGTGAAAGTTTTGATAAATCTATGTCGCAAGTTGCCGCCACAATGGGAATGACTGTTGATGAAATCGGTGAATTGCGTGATTTTGCGCAGGAAATGGGTGCCACAACTTCATTCTCCGCATCGCAAGCGGCTGACGCATTGAATTATATGGCATTAGCAGGTTATGATGCTGAAACGTCAATGTCTATGCTACCTACTGTATTGGATCTTGCGGCGGCAGGTGATATTTCACTTGCAAATGCTTCTGATATGGTTACTGATGCACAGTCTGCATTGGGTCTTTCGCTTGAAGAAACGTCTGAAATGGTAGATAAGATGGCTATGGCATCATCTAAAAGCAATACAAGCGTTGCGCAATTAGGTGAAGCATTTCTTACAATCGGTGCTACTGCAAGAAATATGGCAGGTGGTACTACTGAATTATCAGCAGTTCTCGGAGTTTTGGCAGATAATGGTATAAAGGGAGCAGAGGGCGGTACGCATTTGCGTAATGCCCTGTTAAGTCTGCAGACACCTACCACATCGGGGACTGCGGCACTTGCAAAACTTGGCATGACATATGAGGATATGTATGATTCGGCAGGGAATATGCGTGCGTTGCCAGAGATTTTCCTTGAAATGCAACAGCGTATGGAGGGCATGGATCAAGCATCAAAAGATGCTATTGTATCTGGTGTGTTTAATAAGGCTGATTTAGCATCAGTAAACGCATTATTAGGTACAACTGCAGAACGATGGGATGAATTAACAGGATATATTGATAACGCCGATGGTGCGGCAGAAAAAATGGCAAAAACACAGTTGGATAACCTTGCAGGTGATGTAACGCTTTTACAATCTGCATTTGAAGGTTTTCAAATTGCTATTTCTGATGAATTAACACCTAGTTTAAGAGATTTTGTTCGGTTTGGATCGGAAGGTCTTTCAAAACTGACTACTGCTTTTAGAGAAGGTGGTCTTGAAAGTGCTATTGCTGTATTTGGTGATTTGTTGTCGGAAGGTTTGACGATGATCATAAATAAATTGCCTATGGTTGTAGATGCAGGGATGCAGTTAATAGGTGCTTTAGGGCAGGGATTGATCGACAATCTTCCTACGCTTACAACTGCGGCAGTTGAAATCATTACAATGCTTGCAGGATATATTGTGGATGCGTTACCTGCTATTGTGCAGGCAGGTTTTGATATCATTATACAGTTAGGAACTGGAATCGCAGAAGCACTTCCTACGCTTGCTACACAGATTGCGCAGATGCTTGTAAATCTTGCAACTGTTTTAACAGATCCTAATAATCTTACTGGCATTTTGCAGGCAGGCGTTGATATTGTGCTTGCATTGATACAGGGTATCATCGATTCCTTGCCTATCATCATTGATGCGTTACCTACTATTTTTGATAATCTGATCACAGCCATTGTTGATGCGTTGCCGATTATTATAAATGGTGTAACACAGTTAATAAATGCGCTTGCTACGGCGTTGCCGAATATCATCCGTAGGATCGGTGAGAAATTACCGCAAATGATGAAGTCGATTGTGGAGGGTATCACAAAGGCGTTACCGCAGTTAATAAATGCCGCAATCGAATTGATAAATGGCATTGTGCAGGCATTACCAGAGATCATAAAAGCACTTGTTGAAGCGTTACCGCAGATTATTTCTGGTGTTGTACAGGCATTAGTTTCGTTACTGCCTGTTTTGGTTGATGGTTTCGTTCAGTTGGTAGTTGGTGTGACAGAAGCATTGCCAGAAATTATGCAGATCTTTGCTGAAATTGCTCCGCAAGTTCTGACAATGATCATCGATACTCTGATGGAAAACCTGCCGATACTGATACAGGGTGTTGTAGATATGCAGATGGCATTGTGGGAACATTTGCCAGAAATTATGTCTGCGCTGATTGACGCAATCCCGAAAATTTTGAATACGGCGGTTTCTGAATTGACAACGGATGTGCCGATTTTAACATCGGGTATCGTAAGAATTTTTGGAACAATCGCAGGAACAGTCGTAACAGCGGCAAGCGGTATCTTTACACAGGTTACAACAGCACTCAAGAACTGGTGGGATGGCTTAAAATCCGATATTTCCGGCGCAATCGACCTGTTTATTGATGATTTCAAAAAATGGCTTGAAGATTTGCCGTATAATTTGGGTGTGATCTGTGGCGATATGATCAAAAAATTCCTTGAATGGAAGGATGATGTGCTTGATTGGATCAAAACAGACCTGCCGAAAATCATTGATGGGATCATTGACTGGTTTGATGATTTGCCCGAAAATATTTATGAGTTTTTCAAGCAGATTTTAACGGATCTTGGCACTTGGGTAAGCGATATGATCGACTGGGCGACAGAAGAAATTCCGAAGATCATTGAAGAAATCGCAAAGTATTTCGAGGAATTGCCTGAAAAAGCACTTGAATGGGGCAAAGATATGATCAATAGTTTCGGTGAAGGTGTAAAGGGCGCTGTTGGCGGTGCATTAGATGCCGTTAGTGAGTTCGGAAAAGGAATAAAATCACGGCTCGGACATTCACATCCTACAGAGGGCGTGCTTGCTGACGATTACACTTGGATGCCAGATATGATGAAACTGTTTGCAGAGGGTATCAGCGAGAACGAGGATTTGGTGTATAATGCGGTCGAGAAGGCGTTTAATTTTAATGATGCCATAATTTCATCATCCGATAATGTTTCTGGCGTTACAGCGGCTCCTAGCGGCATTATAGCACCCACAGCGGGCAGGGATGTGACCGTTATTCTGCAGTTAGACGAGGAACAGTTGGGAAAGACTACGTTCCGTCTGTATAACAACGAAAATCAGAGAGTGGGCGTTGATCTTGGAAAGGCGGTGTTTGAATAATGTTTTCCGTGGATGGCGTTGAATACAATGTTTTCTGTGATATTGAACGGCAGGCAGAAATAAAGGCAAGCGAGGTGTCGGGTATGTTGCTGAATAAGCGGTATTTTAATGATCCGCTTGCAACATATCTGACCTACACAATTACAATGGCTGTGCCAGTCACAGAGATGGATAATTATGCGGAACTTTATGATGTGCTTATTGATCCTGTGGCTTCGCATCGTTTCGTGTTGCCGTACAATAATACGTTTATAGGGTTTGATGCAAGAGTAGAAACCGTGTCGGATCGGTATTTCAAGAAGGGCGGCACGGCTGTTTGGCGTGGTACACAGTTTACCGTGATTGTAAATGATCCTGTGAGGTTGCCTGCATGATTATCCGAATTAACAATGTCGATTATAGTGAAATCAAAAATCTATCATTTGCTCCCGAAACCGATGTTATAGGGAAAACAGTTCCTATAAATCGGTTTACGGTGGAGATCAAATCCAGTACGCCCATACAGCCGAATGACTTTGCATATTTGCTTGACAATAACGCTGATACTTGGGCGTATTACTGGATCACGGATTCCTATTTCATTGAGACTGGCTGGCAGAAAATAGTTGCACAGTCTACAATGATTTTACTGGATCGGTGCATTATGCCTGCAAAAATGTATGATGGCACAGATACTTTTGCGGATGTTATCGATGAGATTTTCGATAGCATCCAAACGGCATTTCCGAGTATGACTGTGGTTAATGTCGATGCCAGTTTTGCAAGCACAGTTATCAATGGATATGCGCCAGAACAGAACGCAAGAGATCGTCTGCTATGGGTGTGCTTTTGTGCAAGGGCGTATGTCAAATCGTTTTTCAATCAGTATGTTGAGATCCTGCCAGTAGATCGCACGGAAACGCTGATCCCTGCGGAAAAGACTTTTTACAAGCCAAAAATGGAAGTGGGCGACTATGTAACGGAGTTACGCATTGTCGCATATACATACACACTCACACAGACAGATCCGGCACGCACAGACAAATATGTGAAGATCTGGAATGATGTATATATCCAAACGGAGCAGGAGTACGCTTTGCAAAATCCTAGCGTGCCTGTTACGGTTGCTGATAATGTTGTGAAATTGAACAAAAACACGCTTGTTAATCAGAATAACGTACAGGGCATTTTGAATGATCTTGCATCGTATTATTTCAATCGCTATACCGTGAGTGCTGATGTAATCGATGATGCGGAGTTTTTGCCTGCTGATAAGGTGATCGTAAGCAATAACGAGTATCTGACATCTGGATATATCAAGAGTGCAAATTTTAAGTTTGGGCATCATTCAAGGGCATCGTTAAAAATACAGGCGGCGAATGCGATTGAAGCGGACACACTTGCTGTTGTATATATGTGCGACACGGATGAACTGGGGCGCAAGGAATATCTGTTACCGATTGGCTATGCGTATAGTATTCAGAATCCGTATCTTGACCTTATGCCAGATGCGGTACGCAGGATATATCGCCCTGTGAATGAGTATGCGACTGGCACGGTCGTTTCGGGTGGTGTTACGGATGAAGAAGAATATGAGATTGCGGTTGAATCAGAAGAACGGGAAGTGCTATTATTGATCGTGAGTAGTGCAACTGAAAGTGATAGCGTGGTAACGATAGTTTAGGAGGGCGAAATGGGAAAAAACATAACCTTGCGTGAGGGAGATACTTCCAAACAGTTCACGGCTGATAAGATTAAAACTAATCTTGTAGGCGGCGGTACTTGTGATTGGATCCCAGAGGATGAAGCGGTTGATTATGTGGATCTGAAAGATCATACGTTTAATCAGGCAGGCACATTTTTGCCGAGCCAGTTTAATTGTGATGGTTTTAGACAGGTAAAGATTGATATTCCTGCAGATGTGAAAGAAAAAACGATCACGGCAAATGGTGAATATAACGCCGCTGATGATGAATGCTTAGGATATAGCAAGGTAACAGTTGCCGTGCCGGGTGGTGGTGGCGGTGGTCCTTTTACGGTTCGGTTTTTTGATGATGATCGGCAGACAATCTTGAAAACGGATGCTAATGTGCCTTATGGTGGTTCTGCTTCTTGTACTTTGTTGGATGGCACTACGGTAGGCGGATTGTATTTTAAGGGGTGGAATCCTGTGCCTACTAACGTAAAAGAAAACTTAAACTGTTATCCTGTTCGTGGGGAGTATAACATTGATGAACATGAAATACAGGATAGTTGGGAAACGATTTGTGCAAACTGTGGCGCAAATTATCCGTTAGGTGCTTATAAGCAATTAGTTCTTACAAATAATTTTAGTTTTGTGCATCGGTATTATGATCTTGATGGAGAAACTTATCAAGATGTAACGCATACAGGAAATCAAAATATAGCATTACACATGGTAAAGGTAGCGGAAGGTGAAGATAATACAACATCAACCTGGTTAAGCACTGGTTTATATAACTGGGGTAGTGTTTCTGCTGGTGATATTTGGAAACCGTTTAGCAATTTTGATATTATGTCTGATTGGTTATCTTCAGGGAAACGTGTGGAACTGAATGAGGGATTTTTTACACAGTTACTGCCGTGCTTACAAGATACAATCAAAGAAGTAAGCAAGTATTTTATATCTGCTTTTCCTTTGACGGATAATGTGTCAAAACAAATTGTAACAAAATCATCACTTGATAAAATTTGGGTGCCATCTTTACATGAATTAAAGTCTTATTTTTGTTCAAGATTTTCAGCAGGGAATACATGGCAGAGGTTTTATCGTATTGATAATAATAGTCAATTTGTTACAATCAATGATGATGCTGATGCGGCAAGTCAATTTAATACTGTTTATGGTGATCTTCCTGCTGTCAATTATGCTGCAATCTATATGCCATTATACGCAAATGGCTTTTCTGTTAGGGATATATCACAAGCATCACTTTATCAAGCAAATTCACAAGCCGCTGTTCATTATGTGGTAAATAACGGTTCGTGTGTCAACTATAATCAAAGTGATAGGCGGTCGGCATCTCCGTTCGGGTTCTGCTTGTAAAATAGGGCGTTTTGTGGTATTTTAAGGGCAAGGAGGGGTAGGATATGGAGTATATTGTAACTGCGATCATCACGGGCGGTTTGTCGTTATTGGGCGTTATCATCACTAATATTTCTGCGAATAAAAAGATAGAATTGCAACTGATGAATGCGCAGGCGGTGACGGATGTAAAACTGGAACAGTTGACCGATGAAGTGCGGAAGCATAACAGTTTTGCGGATCGTATTACTGTACTGGAAGTAGAGGTAAAAGAGTTGAAAAGGAGGATTGAGGATGTTGATAAGCAATAAGACTTATGGCAGTGCATAAACGGCTTTACTTTTTGCCATTTTTCGTGTAAAATAAAATAAAAACGGAGGTTTTTATGAACGAGGAATGGCGTGCGATTGATGGTTTTGAAGGATTTTATGAAGTAAGCAATTTCGGAAATGTAAAGGCATTGGATAGATATATTCTAAACAATGGCGGTATGCAACATAGAAAAGAACGAATATTAAAACCACATACGCAGAAAAATGGACATTTGCTTGTTGTCCTGTGTAAAGATGGGAAAACATATCCTAGAACAATCCACAGGCTTGTTGCTGATGCTTTCATACCGAATCCAGAGAATAAGCCAGTTGTAGATCACATAGATACGAATCCTGCAAATAACAATGTTGGAAATCTACGATGGGCAACGGTGCAAGAAAACTGTATGAATCCATTAACGAGAATACATAATTCCGAATCTAAAAAAGGGCATAAATGCTACTTGAAACATCATTCGGAAGAAACAAAAAGAAAGTTAAGCGAACAGCGAAAAGGTAAAAAGTTATCAGAGGAACATAAACAAAAATTAAGAGAAGCGCATACTGGGTTAAGTTATCCGAATAGTCTAAAAGGCAGACATTGGAAAATGGAGGATGGTAAAAGAGTATGGTATTAAAAAATTCAGTTTACGATGTGCTAAAGTATATTGCTCAAATTGTTCTCCCTGCTATCGGTACTCTGTATTTTGCTTTAGCCGGGATTTGGGGTTTTCCCTATGGTGAACAGGTTGTAGGCACGATCACGGCGATTGATGCTTTTTTAGGTGCTATCCTGGGGATCAGCACGAAAATGTATAATAAGGAGGTGCAGAAATAATGGGCGTAGAATATCCGAGCAAGCCGATTAACAGACAGGAGCAGTATCTTGCGAAGATAGCAGGGCAGGCGGTAGAGATTCCGGCTGAACCGATCACAAGAGAAGAAGCGTATCTTGATTACATCGCAAAGCACGGCGGGGGTGGTGGCGGTGGAACAAATGATTATGAAGAACTTTTGAATCTGCCAAAAATAAACGATGTTACCTTGAAAGGAAATAAGTCTGCGGAAGATTTTGGTTTGGCTGATAAGACCACCGTGGATAACATTCTTAATGGTACAGATATTGACAGTTTTGCAGATGTAGAGACTGCTCTTGCTGATAAAGCCGATAAATCATCCGTAAAGAATGAGTTTATCGGAACTACAGCACAATGGAATGCTCTTACTACTGCGCAGAAAAAGGCATACGACACGTATCAGATCACGGATGATTATACTGGCGGTGGCGGTAGTCTGCCTGACTATTCAACCACAGAGCAGAAAACGGGGCAGAAGTGGATTGATGGTAGTGATATATATTTCAGAGTTATCGAGTTGCAATCCGAGACAAGTGTTGGCTCAAATCAATGGCTATCGACAGAAGATATCGGCGGTAAGTGCGCATTGCAAGTGTATGGTTTGTTGGAAAATAATAGCACTGGAAATGTGTTCCCGATGGGTGGTGGATTCACAAGTGGGACATTGGAAGTATTAAATGTCCGTGTGGCGGCGGCAACGATCAATAAGGTGATTGTATATTACACCAAAGCATAAGAAAGGAGAACAACATGAGTGTAGGAATTGTAGATAAAAGCACGGGCGATAGAATACAGACCGCTGGTGATCCGTTGGATAAGGTTGGCAATCTTGCGAACCTTACGACAACGGCAAAGACAGATGCGGTAGCGGCAATCAATGAGGTAAATGGTGCTGTTGGAACAAAACAGAATGCAACGGACAACAATCTGGACACAACCAGCAAGACGGTGGTCGGAGCTATTAACGAAGTAAATAGCAACTTAACGAGTTTAGGTAATAGCACATCCGATTATCAAAAGCATAATAATCTTAACTTGGAAATACCAACAAGGACTAATCTATTGAATCCTGCCAAAATGGGTGGCGCATCATCCGATACAGTAGGCGTTATTGACGGTGACACAATTACAATAACTACTACAAATAAGGCATATGGCGCATATAATAGCGGATCACCCAGTGTAACCAAATACAAAGCAGGTAAATATTATGTTAAATGTAAAGTCATATCTAATACTCTTGGATATGGTAATATTACGTTGCGCGACAGTAATAGCACGATTAAATCAAGTATGAGAATCAACGAGGCTGGGGATTTTGAGGGCATTTTAGAAACAACAGAGGCTTGCTATTTCTCGATTTTAACCACACAATCAACGGCAGCATCAAATGTTTTGGTTATTGAGGATTTAATCCTTTCCCCGTTTGACGTTGCATATACGCCGTATGTGCCTAGTGTAGAGGAACGACTTGAAGCGGTGGAGTTAGGGCGTATTTATCACGTCAATCTAAGAAACATCGAATTGTCGCAATTGACTTTTACAGCATCAAGTGGCGGCATGTTTTATGCTACTATTGATGATGTGATACCAGCCAATGCAGATTTAATGGGATGCATTATGTATGGATTTAGTGATATCAAAGCTGATAATATCTTTATGTTCTCACAGGCTGAAAGTGACAAAAAGAAGTTGCTTATTTTAGCATCAAATACAAGTTTTAACGCAAACGCAATAATCTCATTGCGTGTGTCGTATATTATAAGTAATAGTTAATTAAAGGGCAGGTGATAACATGAAAAAGAAGGGCAGACTTTAATCAATTAAAGGGCAGTTGGGTAGCTGATACTTAACAGGCAGGTGATTTTATGAAACGTAAACCGATAACGAAATAAATAATAATTTTACGGGTAAAGGTAGGGCAGTTTTAATGATATTTACATTGTGTTAAAATCAAGTTAAAATGTCATTGATACAATGTAAGAAAAAGGGAAGGAGGATCTCTTTTCTTTTTCAAAACTGAATAGTCGTGGGTGGCGGCTTCTTGTGTGCCGCCATCGCCCACGGCGTACAGGAGTGATGATATGATCTTTTCTAAATTGGCAAGCATTATCAAACTCACAAAAAAATACAGTACACGAAAAAGCAGGATCACAAAAATCACCATACATCATAGTGCAAGTGTGAATACTGCGGAAGAAATCGCTACATTCTTTGCGAATAGTGGTAAAGCCGCAAGTGCGAATTATTGCATAGGCGTTTATGGTGATATTGCGTTATCTGTGCCGGAAGAATACAGGGCGTGGACATCCAGTAATAGAGCAAATGACGATACCGCAATCACTATCGAAGTCAGCAATAGCAAGGCAAGCGGTGATTATCCGATCAGCGATGCATCATACAAAGCGTTGATTGATCTGTGTGTGGATATTTGTAAACGCAACAACATTCAGACGGTATATTATGATGGATCGCCTGCGGCGGTATTAACGGAACATCGTATGTTTGCTCCGACAGCCTGCCCCGGCAATTATATCCACAATCTGCTGAAGAATGGGCAGATAGCAAAGGATATTAACGCACGGATTGACGGTGGCGTTGTCTATAATAGCGGATTTGCGATTGATGGTCTTGATTTTGAGCCTGTGTTCAATCCCGACTATTACATCAAGAGATACCCCGATATTCCGGCGGCAGGATTACGAACCAAAGAACAGTTATTTTTGCACTTTACACAGTGTGGAATGGATGAAGCAAGGCAGGCGTGTGTATCGTTTGATCCTGTTAGATACAGAGTAGCCAATAAGGATCTGAATGATGCTTTAGGGGATGATTGGGAAGCCTATTACAAGCACTATCTGATCTGCGGTAAAGAAGAAATAGCAAATGGTCAGCGTGGGGAATTTATGCGATGAATAATGATGAGCAGAAAACAGTCCAATTTATTGTACATGAAAGTACGGTTGCGATGATGGAGCGCACGATCCGGCGGCTGTGGATTACCACAATTATACTGATTGTACTGCTTGTGGTAACTAATTCGCTGTGGTTATGGTATGAATCACAGTTTGAATATTTCACGGTAACACAGGAAAGTGAAACTGGCACAAACAATTATATTGGGAATGATGGAGATATAAGTTATGGCAAGACAGACGGTAACTGGTAGACGTAAGAAAACAGGCGGCAATACTGGATATGTTCAATGTCAGCGTTGTCATGGTACTGGCAGAGTAAGAAAAGGTGGCAATGCTAGACCGAGTGGGCATAGTTCAAGTCATCATAGGTGATTTATGTGATTGAGTACACAAACACGCAAATAAATATGCTAATCGATGAACATATACATTCAGAACGGGACAGGGCGATTTTGAAACGGCGGTTGATTGACGGGATCTGTTTTGAACCGCTTGCGGAAGAATTTGACTTGTCAGTTCCGCAAATAAAGCGTATAATATACAAAGGACAGGACAAAATTTTTCGATATTTGATTTAGAGCATTATGTCATAACTTTCAGTCATGTATTTCCTTTCGGGAAAAAGCGATCTTTGCCGAGGTCGCTTTTTTCTTTGTCTGAAAATGATCTGAAAATGATACTTTCATGAAATTTTAACAGTTCTATTTTTTCGTTATGCTTTCCTTATCGGAGGGCATTCTTTATGTGGATCAAATACAATCCGAATCCAACAGGCAGAACAGTAGGAGATTGTGCTGTAAGAGCGATTGCAAAGGCATTGCGTATCGACTGGGAAACAGCATATTTAATGATATGTAAAGCAGGATATGCAATGGGCGATATGCCTAGTTCTGACAGCGTATGGGGTGCTGTATTGCGACAAGAAGGATTTTATCGTAGAGCAATTCCGAATACTTGCCCAGATTGCTATACAGCACGAGATTTTTGTGAGGATCACCCTGTAGGAACTTATGTTTTGGGTTTCGGTGGGCATGTAGCCACAGTTGTAAATGGCGATTTGTATGACAGTTGGGATAGTAGTCAAGAGATCCCTGTCTATGTGTGGGAAAGGAGAGATTGAGAAATGGCTTATAACGGCAGTTTTCCTATGAACTATACACCATACTACCCTATGCAACAAATAACGCCACCACAGCCACAGCAGACGGCAAATAATGGCATTATATGGGTGCAAGGTGAAGCAGGTGCAAAGAGTTATCTTGTTGCTCCGAATAACACAGTTCAGTTATGGGATAGTGAATCACAGACAATCTATCTGAAATCCGCTGATGCAAGCGGTATGCCGACAATGAAGATCCTTGATTACACGATACGAAAAGCGAATGATGTGCAAAACATGCCTACGCTTATGCAGGATGGTAATACGGAATACGTTACAAAAGACGAGTTATCAGCATTTGAAGAAAAAATATTGCAAATGATCAAGGGAGGAAATGACGATGGCAAATCCGATTTTTAATCAGATGAACAACAACGGCATGAATGGTCTTATGCAGAGAGTAAATCAACTGAAACAACAGATGGGTGGTGATCCGAATCAGCATATCCAAAACTTGCTTAATTCCGGCAAGATTACACAGGATCAATATAACAATGCCGTGAATATGGCAAGAAAATTGCAAGGTATGTTTGGCAGATAAATATTAGGGCGAGTGCGCATAGCCTTGATATAAACGGATGCCGCAATAGTGCGGCATTCTTAACCACAAAAAATTAGGAGGTAGAGTTTTATGGCACTTACAGATGGAAATGAAAACGGAATGGTAATGCCTGTTCAGCCGATGTACGGCGGTGGAAACGGTAGTTTCGGCAACGGTTTCGGCGGTGACTGGGCGTGGATCATTCTGCTCCTGTTACTCGGATGGGGTAACAACGGATGGGGTGGCAATGGTGGTTTTGGTGGCGGTTTCGGACAGGAATATCCGTGGCTTGCTAACGGTCAGCAGAACATCATGACGAACACAAACAACGGATTCAGAGATCAGATGATCAACGATGGTATTACATCCATTCGTGACGGTATCAATGGAGTTTCTACGCAGTTGTGTAACGGTTTTGCTGGTGTAAACGCAACGGTGAACAGCGGTTTTGCAAATGCAGAAACTGCGGCAAATGCAAGACAGATTGCAAATATGCAACAGGCGTTTGCGGCACAGACTGCAGTAACAAGCGGAATGAATGATCTCGCTATGGGATTGCAGAACTGTTGCTGTGAAAACAGAGCAGGAATCGCTGATCTGAAATATACCGTAGCAACGGAAAACTGTGCTGATCGTACGCAGGCAATGCAGAACACTCGTGACATCATCGACAGTCAGACCCGTGGAACACAGGCGATTATCGACAAGTTGTGCCAGTTGGAACTGGATGGCGTTAAGGCACAGGTAGAAGCAAAGAATGATCGTATTGCAGAACTGCAGACACAGTTGAATATGGCTAACCTTGCGGCTTCACAGGTTGCACAGAATGCTTTCATTCAGCAGGGATTCAGCAATGAGGTTGATGCTCTTTACAATAGGCTGAATAATTGCCCTGTACCTACCACTCCTGTATATGGTCGCACTCCGATTTTTACCTGCAATCAGAATAGCGGTTGTGGGTGCGGATGCGGTAACACGTTTTAACAGGGGGTGATACTATGGCAGAATATCTTGCAAATGCGGTGCAGGATGTGGCATTAAATGATCCGATACTGTTTACGGCATCTATCCCTTGCACAAAAGGCTATATCTATCACGAAGATGAAACTGGGATTTTTATTCTGCGTGGCATCACAAATAACTGTTTTGCACGGTATCAAGTAACGTACAACGGCAACATTGCCATTCCTACTGGTGGAACTGTTACGCCGATTGCAGTTGCAATAGCGGTGAACGGTGAGCCTAGGGTGACAAGCAGAGCGATCTTTACGCCTGCCGCTGTGGATGAATACGGCAATGTGACCAGTACGGCGATTGTGACCGTTCCTAGAGGGTGTTGCTTTAGTCTGTCCGTGCGGTATGTGACCGCTGATCCGACAGAAGATTCCGCAACATCAATCGAGGTGCAGAACAGTAACCTTGTGATCAATCGTATAGCATAGGAGGTGATAGGGTATGCACAAACTGTATGAACTGAAAGATAAACTGATGGACGAACTGGAAGCCTATTCACAGAATGGTAAATTTTCCAAAGACGATGTAGAAGCGATCAAGTACATTTCAAGCGCAATCGATCATATCTGTAATATCTGTGATGATATGGATGGCGGCGAGTATTCTGGCGATATGATGCCCGGCGATATGAGCATGGCAGGTGGATCTTATGCTCGTGGTAATCGTGGCGGTCGTAGTTATCGTGGATCGTATGCTCGTGGTCGTGGCAGAAATGCGAAGCGTGATTCTATGGGGCGGTATTCTAGTGAGGGGTACAGCCGTGCGGAAGATGATTTTCGTATGGAACTGCAGGAACTGATGCAGGATGCACCAAACGATCAGATTCGTCAGAAAATGCAACGTATTATGTCTGATATGTAAGGGGGTAGCCGTCTGTGATAACTGAACAGGATCTGCAGGCGGCTATTGCCGAATGCGAAGGACAACGTAATCCAAACGCAAACACATGCATAAAATTAGCGGCGTTTTATACCATCCGAGATCATTTGTTCCCAAAAACGGAAGAAATAGATCATTTTGCTGATGTTGGCAAAATGACTTACTCTGGAGCAGTTGAGCAGGAATACGATAGCAAAACGGATTTTGCACAAGCCGTAAAAGGGTGGAGCGTTTCGGATCTGATGCCAGTATTTGACGAACTTATGACAGCATTATCGGTGCTGAATCCTAGACTTTATGATAGTGTTATGCGCCGAGTGCTTGACGAAAGTTGACTAAAGTTGACTAAAGTTGACTAAAAGTTGACTAAAGTTAATTTTCGTGATATGATTTATTTACTCCAAAGGTTGAATGAAATTTGCTGTCATTCAACGATCGGGGGGTCTGATTATGATGCAGGCCCCTCGACTTTTTTTGTCAAAAATTTGTCAAATCAATCAAAGTTTTCAAATATGTTTCCCGTGAAACATCTATAAAACAATGCTTTTTCGTGCTTTTTTGGTTTTATGATGTATGATTTTTGTTCATTTTCATAAACTTTTACATGCACTTCTTTTTCTTATAATACTTTTATACAATGAACCTTTTTCGTACACATAACCGCACACAAAAAAGTATATAATAAGGAAGAAAAAGACAAAAATACGACAAAATGCAGGATAAAGTCCGATAGTGCTAAAAATATAATGAAAAAAATGAAAAAAGTCTTGAAAATAATGAACTATGACGTATAATGATTATGGGAATAAAATATGCAAGGAAAGGAGATGATACGGGATGTCTTTAGTTACTAAAGAGAAAGTAGAATTGTTACGGTCTGCGATGGTCGAATACAGAGCCAGAGAACATATTACGCAGACAGAGTTAGCAGAGCGTTGTGGTCTTGCCAAAACTACGATCCAGACAGTTGAAAATGGAGTCAGTATTCCTACGGCAAGAACATATATGCAGATCAAACTTGTAGTTCAACCCACGGAGTAAGCAGTAAGTATAAGTATAAGAAAGGAGTGACAGCAAATGAGGGCATCAATCTCTCAAATAAGTTCTTTTAAGGCTTGTCGTCGTAAATGGTACTTGAGATATAATGAACTTCTTGTACCAGTAAATCAGCCAGAATCCCTTGAAACTGGGAAAACATATCATGCTTTTTTGGAAGAACTGGAAAACGATCCAGATTGTGATACTGAATCGTGGGGTTTTTCAAAAGAAGCGGCTATGGCAAAGGCGTACAAAAAGCATATCTTCAACAAATTCAAAGTAATTCACGCTGAATATTGGCTCGAAAAGAAAATAGGTGAACATCTACTTGTAGGAAAAGTTGATGGTCTGTCCGAGGATGGATACATTGTGGAACACAAGACCACAAGTTCTGACGTATCGGAAGGCGGTTCTTATGAGTATGATTTATTATGGAATGAACAGGTTCTTGCGTATATGAGCCTAACAGGATTACGGAAGGTATATTATACCGTTTGTCGTAAGCCTACGATTCGTATTAAAAAGAATGAAACGGAAGAAGAATTCCATAATCGTATTCTGGAATGGTATGACGAAGATACAGATCAGAAAATTCGTATGTTTGTAGTTGAAAGAACAGATGATGAAGTCAAACAGTTCGAAGAAGAATTCATAAACATCTGCGATACTATGGATGCTGTGAAGTATAATTTATCAAATAATCCGTTGAATGTGTATCGAAATACCTGCCATTGCAATATGTGGGGTAAAAGATGCGAGTATTCAAGTATATGTTTGCATTATGATCCAGAGCAGGAATATGTTGAGTTCAAGAAAAAGGAGGGCTGATTTATGAAATTAAAAATGTTGTATTCTGGAAAAGAGATCAAAAATGTTATTTTGAAGCCGTGTCCGTTCTGTGGAAATGATACTCTTATCGTTACAGAAGAAGATACTTACAATGAACTTTGTGCAGAACATGGGGCATCGATGTTACGGTTGCAATGCAGGGTATGTAATGCAGAGAAACAGTTGTTTGACATCCCGAATAATAACTATTGGATGGGATTAGGTATGCTCATTTCAAACTGGAATATGAGAAAGGGTGGTGATAATAATGCAGATTAAGAAGATTGAACAGATGAATGATGCGCCATTTACTGCATTGCTCTACTGTGCTCCTGGCGTTGGTAAATCAACTGCAATCGGTTTGATTGCAGAGCATAGTGAGAAGAATACGCTTGTTCTTGATGTGGATCGGACGATCAGCAGGACTCTTGCTAAAGGTGAGGTTGTCAAAGATACAAGCAAAATTCTTGTGGCAGAGGTTGAAAATCGTGGCAAGAATGCAGAAGCAGGTATCAGCGGTACTTTTGAAAGTTGGAAGAACCTATTGAAAAATGATATTACTCCGCAGTTTTTGCAGGAGAACAATATCGGAACAGTAGCAGTTGATAATATCAGCGAACTTGAGCGTTGCATACTTGCAGATTTAGGTTCACAGGGTAAGAATAAGGGCGTTCCTGCTATGGCTGACTACCAATACATGCAATTTCAGTTGGTGAACAGTTTGCGTTTAATGAAATCGTGGGGTATCAACATTGTCTGGACAGCGTGGGAATCCGTAGAACCGTTCACTTATCCCGATGGCACACAGTATAACAGATGTGTTCCGAAAATCAGCACAAAGATTGTTGATAATATCTGCGGTTTGTGTGATGTGGTAGGCAAGATCATGACTACTGCGAAAGATGGCAAAACACGACACGGGATCATTCTTGAAGCGACACAGAATATTTACGCAAAGAATCAGATTGACACTCGCAAGGGTTGTCTTGTGGAAGATTTTACAAATTGGGGGATTACGAAATGATGGAGTATATTAATGATGGTAGACAAATACGGCTTGCAGTACGCGGTAAACTTGATGATCTTATTACTGATTCTTTATATTTGATGCATTTGGTATATCAAGGCTTAAAAGAAAAAGATTCAACAGCGGCGATGATATATCGTGAATTCTTTACAGATAGTGAGAATGTAAGATATGGACTTGATCCTAATGCTGATGATGCATCGAATGATGAAAAGAAAAAAATGTTGGATTCTCTTATTAAAGAGATCGAACGCAGAAGAAAGGAGGGTGAATAATGCTTGAGATTGCATTTATCCGTGGCGGTATGGATACGGTCACGGACTTCACGGATTATGAAGTAGATTCGCAGAACCTGTGTTTCTTTATTTATAAGAATGAGCAGATAGTAGCGGTCTACAATATGGAGCAGATACTTTACATCAAATTCAAAGAGGTATAAGAAAGGAGATTTCAAAAATGGCATGGGAATTTAAGAGAGAGGAAAGCAAGTTCAATACTAATGTTCCAGAGGGTAATCACAGAATCCGCATCAAGTCTGCGGAAAAGGCAGTAAGCAGTAAGGGAAATGATATGCTTGCTCTGCAGTTTGAGATCAGCGGTTTCAACAGCATTCTGTATCACTATATTGTGTTTATGAATGATAAGCCTGAGATCACAAACAGAATGTTGACACAGTTCTTTGATGCATTCAAAGATATTCCCGATGGGGATTTCAATATGCAGAACTGGATCGGCAAAGTAGGTGCTTGTGCTGTTAAGCATGATGAGTATAATGGTAACATTTCTCCGAAGGTGAAGTATTTCATCAATGCTGATAAACAGGGAGATCTGCCGCCTTGGAAAGAGCCGATGCTTGGTGATGGCGCATCTGGATCACAGCCGAATGTAAATGTTCCGGCAGGAGCAGATGAAGAGGTGCCATTCTAGTATGAATAATAAACGACTTGGCACAGAGTTTGAGCGTGAACTGGTCAAGGCGTTATCAGAAATGGGGTGGTGGGTGCATTTCATCACCCCAAATTCTGTTGGCGCACAGCCATTTGATGTAATAGCAGTAAAAGATGGAAAGGCTATTGCTATTGATTGCAAAACATCATCTGACCATATTTTCAGAATTTCACGCTTGGAAGAAAATCAAATATTCGCATTTCAAAAATGGATAGATTGTGGTAATGAAGATCCTGTTATTGCAGTAAAATATAATGATGGCGTGTATTTTGTCAGTTATACTGTATTAAAACGTGATGGTAAATGCGATCTGAATGAATTGATAAGGAGTAAGTTATGTTAGGATTTTTGACAGGTCTGTATCTTTCAATAGTACCGCCTAAAATCAATTTCGATTTACTGGAATTACATGCTCAAAAAGTACGTTGTACTTGTTATATCCCAACTGGGCATAAAACAGCAGATGGTACTGTTCCATATGAGGGAGTGATTGCCAGTAATCGTGATCATTTGGGTGATTGTGCTTTGCTTTATACGCTTGATGGTGAGTATATCGGATTGTTTGAATGTCGGGATATTGGCGGCAATCGAAAATTGCGTAACGGAACGGCGATTGATGTTTTCCGTGATACTCTGGATCGTGCGTATGACTGGATAGGCGAGTACGGGGACTATGTGATGATCGTTTGGGTTGAATGTGAGGGATGATATGAGAAAATTTGCGACTTCAACTGAATATGCAAGAGATCTGCGAATGCGCAGAAAAGTAGCAGGTTTATGTGGCAGATGCGGTAAGCCTTTAGATGATGGCATGACAACTTGTAGCGATTGCAGATTGCGTAAAAATATGCAGATAAAACAAAAACAGGAACGCAATCGTATAGAAAATAAAATGTTAAAAGACAAAAAATCAAGTCAAGAAATAGACAGGATAAATGCTATGGCAAAAGAGAAGGGATTGAGTTATGGAATATTTGTCGCATTACAGGGGAATATATAAATCTGTGATCCGTTGTCCGAAATGTAATGCTAGACATTATCCGACACGCATTGATCGTAAGCATTTGGAATCTGATAAATACTATGATGTTGTGTGTGGATGTGGGTATGTTTATAGGATCAAAGATTTGAAAAGGACTCTTGTTATAAGTTGCCGTAAAAATGATGATTGAAAGGAGATATGATATGGAAATTTTGAAACCTTGTCCGTTTTGTGGAAAAAGCGTTGCAGAGTTTGTAACAATGAAAGAGTTGGAAGAATGTAAGCATTTTGAGGATGATCGCTGTCCTGCTTATGAAATGGATGAATGTACTGGGGTTCGTATCGTATGTAATGTCTTGAAAGGTGGTTGTGGTGCAAGTACGGGGTATTCGTGGGATAAAGATAAGGCGATTTGGATGTGGAACAGAAGGGGGTGATGAAAAATGCAGGTAGTAATTAATATTTCAGAAAAAACAAAAGAATTTTTTGATAGTAACAACTGTATGAACGATACTGGTTGGATAACGCATTTATGTGAATTGATAAATGCTTTTAGGAAAGGAACTACACTTCCGGCAGGTCACGGCAGATTGATTGATGCTGATGCAGCTAAATGCTCAAATTGTGGCAAGTTTGGATGTGAAAATTCAGA